GAATAGTATGCTACTGGACTACCATTTGCACCATATTCAGCCATTCCATACTCAGCAATTGATGAAATAGGAATTTGCGCTTGGGTTGAGTAGTATTGTGCTGAAAAGTCATAAGACCATTTGATTGTCAGTATTTGGTTAGTTCCACCAATCACAACCACAGAGATTTTCTTTAGAATTGATGTGACATTTGCATCACCTAAGTCAGCATAGTTGGTGTAATACTGGAAACGATAGGTAGAGGCATGGTCAAGATATGTCCCATACTTTCCAACATATCCATTCTTGCCAATCAGTAAATCACCATTTCTGCGAGACAAAAGAGCAGTTGGTTCAATAGAGTCCCAAGTTGTTACCCTTGCAGAACCATCTTGCAATTGAGCCTTGGTATCAAATACATAGACTTGTTTAGCAACAGGAAGGGTTAAAAGATAGAAAGCATTGACTTCTGAATAGACTGCCTTGATATTTGCCAATGTCTCAGACGCTACATAAGTCATCAAGTCATTACGCACATTCTTAGACAAATCACGCAATGGGGCAGACTTTTCTTGGATAGTACGCAAAAGACTACGCACACCAGAGTTAGACAAGAAAACAATGTCTGAACCAGTAGAAATTATGGAATCCCTTGATAAACAACCAATGTTGCCTATGGTGTCAGCCAATGACATTGTGGAAGGGGTTGTTGCACCTGAGTAAACTAATATCTGACGCTTACCAAAGATAACCAAGTAGTTATTGTGTGCGCCCAAACCCATGATCTGATCTGCACCATTAGCCCAAACCCTAGATACATCAAGAGTTCCAGATGTTCCCGCAGTCCAGTTATGCCCTGCCAACAAGTCAGAGAAACTAATCGTTACATTGTCTGTCGTAGTATCAGCCACCCACAAGCGACCAAACGCAGAGATAACAATGTTTCCCAAAGGAACTGTGCCTGTATACCCCGTTTTCTCAGACACCCGCCTAAAGGTGGTTGTACTGACCGCAGGGTCATAGATCAAAGGATCAAAACCAGATTGGAAGAAATAGGTAATGCCATTCAAAGATGCACATTGCCAATTGCTATTAGTAATAGTTGGGGCAGTACCGCCACCACCATAGGTCAACTCTACGACAGCATTAGAGCCATCTAACTTAAATAACTTGTTGTTACCAGCAAACAATACGGTTATTGTTCCATCAAGTTGCACTAACTCATGGATGACTTTTACATCGTTTGCACCTAAGTTGCCAGAGGATGAATTAACCCTTGAGAAGCCTTTTCGTGCGCCAATACGTCCATATTGGTCAATGACGCAATTGGTGGCAATAGACGCATACCCCGCCTCCAATGTCAGAGGAGAGTCTTGCGTGTTTAGCCCAAAGAAGCCTGGGGCTTGAACACTAAAGGTCTGCAATCTTTGCGTCATATAGAGACAAACTCCTGATTCTCTGGATAACGTGTGCCTTCCAAAGCAATATAGTCAGACAGCATTGCTCGATACAAGTTATATGCCTCTGAGGAAGAAAGACCACCATCTTCACCACGCTCTACCAATGCTCTTGAATAGGCGTTTTGAGACACTAAAACATCAGGAACTTTTACTACTGTGGAATCAGATGCCAATGTTGGTTGCGGAACAGTCAACATAAACTTAATTGTGTATACACCATTTGGAACTGGATAGAGTTTTACTTGTGTGTCGTAAGAGCCATCTACCCCATCAAAAGCATATTCTGTGGGCGTTTGAGTAGCAACAGGAGCAAAGTTTAGTTTGCGGTTCATGTCCACAAAACTAATATTTGTCATCCCCAAAAGACTAGTTGTATTGATTACATCCATAACCTGAAACTTCTGACCAGCCCCTGTAAGGGAATAGGTAGAGGTACTAGCGGCAGTTGTAACTGTGATGGTTGCACCCAAGGCGTTCCAACTAAAAGCATCTTCAACCTGACGCTTTGCATCATTGATGAATTTGCCAATCAAAGTGGAATAGGTAGTTTCGTTGAAAGTGGTGACCACAGGCTCTCTGAGGCGTACCAACACATCGTTTACAAGTTCTAGGAATGTCATGTTCTAGTCAACCCTTCTTCTTCAATGGTAACTACTACCGAAAAGGTAGATGCCGCCTCAGATTGTGCTTTAAGTACGTCACCTTCTTCCATTACAAAATATGATGTACCACCCCAATCTTGCGTGGTTTTAGTAGTTAAAGCGGTTTCAAATACAAGAGAATATGTGACAGACGCAGAGGTATCTGTCCAACTGAAAGAAATATGTTTTTGCGAACCTGTATTGACCGCCCGTAGCAATACCACCCTTGCGTAATACCCCTTGGGTACTGTGTAAAGGGTTGTCAGCGTGTTTGCTGTGAGGTTTGCGCCAACCGATAATGCTCTCATTTCGCCTTTGCCTTATTTCGTTCAGAAATAGACTTAGCCTTTGCCTTTGCGTCAGCCTTTGAGGATGCACCCCATGCTTTTAACGAAAGAAGCAGTCTTGTCGGTTTACCATCCTTGTACTCAGGGCCATCGTTGCCAGCCATACGAGCCAAGAAACTTGCTCTACGGGGATTATCCCCTGATTTAACTGGTGCTTTTAAATTACCACCAGTTTCCGCATTATAAGATGATCTTCCCTTGGAGTTCAACCCTCCTTTAGGATTTTTACCTTCGGAGCGTTGCCAAGCGGGAGTTTTCATCACTTCACCTTTTTTGGTTTCTTTGCAGTTTTAGCAGACTCAATAAACGCTTTGGCAGTTGGCGCGCCCTTGCTACCAACTTTCCGCATACGTTCACCAGAGCCAGCCTTAATTCTTGCTTGTTTGGCATTGATATTGGCATATAGACCTTGTTTCATTTCTTTTTTGCCTTTCCTGCCTCAGACAAAGCAATGGCAATCGCTTGCTTTTGGCTAGTTACTATCTTGCCTTTTTTAGAGCCTGTGTGCAGTTTTCCTGCCCCATACTCTTTCATAACCTTGCTAATCTTGGCTTGGGCTTTAGTCTTTTTCATACTAATACAAGACCTTTGCTGTAATAGTTCCAGACACATAAACTGTACAGTTAGCCCGTACATACATAGGTGCATTGGCAACAGTAACCATTCCATCAGCAGTCAAAGCAGTACCAAGGGTTGCCCAATTAGTACCATCAAGACTACCTTGCAGAACAACAGTAGCACTTGTAACGCCTGAGACTTGCATAAATACTGGTTGACCACCATCAACTTGGATAGGTTGAGATGCACCAGTTGCAGTTACTGCACTTAAAAGAGATTTTGCTCCAGACAATGAACTCATTTACTTCTCCCTGATTTCTTCATCATATTAGTTGCGGTACGCTGACCACGCATGGGCATAGCCTTTGGCTTACCAACTGCCACCATAATGGCAATAGGAACACCTTTTTTGGTGTCTTTCTTAGGCATCTTGCTTGTTTTTCCGTACATCATGGTTTCTCCTTGGTTATTGGGCCACCTGATTTCCACGCATCACAGGTTCTGAGTGCGGCACAGGTAAATTGAAATAGATCGCAGTATCCTAAATTAGCCGCCTTGATAAAGTTCTCGTCATAGGACAACTCATTTTCGCCTTCATCCTTCTCTAAGCCACCCTTAATGCACTCCATCATCTTAGGAGTCTGAATAAATGCGGCACAGTTGCCACATCGCATATTCATAATATCCTTGGTAGGAGCGTTATACATCTTGGCTTTTTTTACCCAAAACGCATTATTTGGCTCTAGAGGATTAGGTGGGCCATATCCATACTCTTTAAAAGCATGATTTCTGTTCTTCAGGTTTACATGAACATCTTGTGTTGCCACAGGGCAAACAACGCCTGAGAGTAAGCCCTCTTTCATTTCAACCACCTTGCGGCAAAGAAACTCAATACGCCTGACATTGCAGAGGCAATGACCATTCCCATCCAAAAGCCACCCTTAGATTGGTTTGCCAGTTCAAGTAAAGCACGAACATCATTGCTCAACTGCGATACCTGACCATGTAAAACCTCTACTTGGGCTTCCAATCGTCCAAAGTCTCTAGCATCAATATCGCTCATAACTGTTCCTTACGGGGTCTACCCATAGGCTTTTTCAGCGTTAATGTCTGCCTTGTTCCATCAACCTTCTCAACCTCTACAACAGCAGAAGTATCAACCTCTGTGTATTCAGGGTGTCTACGCATTTCGACAATATCAAAGTCATATCTGAATTCGACTGTATTGCCAGATTTATTGCAACGAAACAAAGCCATATTTATCCTTAAAAGAAAGGGGGGCAAGCCCCCCGATCTTTAGACTAATCTAACAACCACACAACGAATTGTGGTGGATGCCAAATCTAATGTGCCGCCTGATTCGTTTTGGAAACGAATAGAGACTGCATTAGCCGCTGAAACATAAGGAGTGATGGAGATGCCAGAGACATCCACACCCAAACTAATGTTCAACACAATATCGCCCAACTTAACGCCTGGGACTGCTATTGTGTTTGTCTCTCCAACACCATCTGCAAGAGATGATGCGTCCAAAGTCGCTGTAATAGACCAAGTATCAGAGAATAAACCCCTGAATTGATCTGTTCCTCTACGCGATGTTACTGCTGTTGCCGCCGCCATAAGATTCTCCTAATTAAGTTTAAAAAAGTCCCCCCAGTTACGGGGGGCGCAACTGCAATTAGGCAGGAACTAAGAGAGCGAACATAGATGCAGATTTAGCCGCACCTGTGCTTGCCGCCGCACGGAGAATCTGAACGCCATAAAGGGTATCAGATGTGAACAGCGTAGCAAGGTACTCTTGCTTGTACTGAACTTGTGAACGCACACCAATTTGCTCAACCAGAACCAAAGAATCTTTGTGTCCCATTAAACAAACCCGTGGGTTAGTAGAGCCTGATCCTGTATCGCAGTTAGACGATACAAACACAGGGATACCATACAAGTTACCGATTTCACCTGTGCGGATGGTATTGTTAGTACCGCCAACAAAGGCTTGCTCTGTGTAACGTGCCAAGCCCATCAGCGTGTTACGGCTTGAAGGAGGAATTACAAAGAATCTTCCGTCCATTGGGGTGTCGGTGTCATCCATACGCTGAATGGTTCTGCGAATAGCGGCATCGGTCAAGGCTGACTCATTGTTGTTTGCGGCAACATAAGCAGTAGTACCATCACCACCAATAAACGCACCAGTTGCATATACGTTAGTACCAGCACCACCATTGGTTGAACGTCCCAACTGAATCAAATCAGTATCGACTTGTTTAGCCAAAGAGTAACCAGCGTCTGCTGTATAGAAGTTACGCAAACTGTTTAAGGCTTGTGCTTCTACGATGTCTTCAATCAAACGGCTATATTCATAGTGTTTGTCAATTGCTACCTGAACTTCAGATTCCGTTGCCGCAATCAAAGTTACTTGTGAACCAGCCGCCTTTGCAGACGCTGAACCACGGGTAGGAGAAGGAACGTGAATGTTGTCACCCTTCTTTCCCTTGAAAGACATCTTCATAACCAAGTTTGCTAAAACGAGGTTCTTCTTGTAAGCCGCAACAATTTCGTCACTCCAAATATCAGGAATGAACGTTGCCGCTGTCGTTACTGTCACATTATTTGTACCTAAAGGCATGATAAATCTCCAAAAATCGATAAGTTAATCATTTGACCCGACCATCTGCGTAGGCTTGCATGATTTCATCACTTAGCGCATCGTATCTGTTCGGATCGGTCATTTTCAGCCGAATAAGGTCAGCCCGTCTATAAACTCTTTTTCCTGATTCTCCACTACCACCTATATCAACACCCGCCGCCTTTAGGTTAGTCTTGCGAGTTGCTTCACCAGCATCACTCGTTTGTTTCGCCTTCACGCCTCGTAACTGTTTATAAGTAGTAAGTAATTCGTTTGCACTATCGTAATCAAACTCACCATCAGCCTTGGCAAACAGATTTATGCGAACAGGTGAAGATTTCACCCAATTTGCAAAGTCTGGGTCTGATGCAACCTGACCATAGTCGGGATGCTCTTGCACTAACTTTTTCTGAATCTGCATCCGTTTGAAGTCGTGAGCCGCTTGGCGACCTGCAACTACATCTGGATGGTTA